CTAAAATGGCATCAACTTGCCATCTATCTAGTTTTTCGTCATATAACGTGCAGTAAGCCAATATATCTGTTAAGGATATATTTTCTACCCCTTTAGATATTAAACAATAAGCGTCCCAAACTGGTAATAGATGATCTTCTAAGTATGGCTGCTTTTGCAGCTCTTGAGGTCGCTTGCCGCTAATTCTTTCTATAGCTTGCCACTGCTCAATCCTAGTAGACTTACTGTCTTTTGGCTTGCCATTAGCAAAAAACACCCATCTGCCAAACTCGATTATTTTTTCGGTTTGGCTTTTATAAAATTTTCTCTATCACCAATAAAGCGATCAACCTGATCTTTTACATAAGGCGCTTTAACATATAGCTCTTTGCACAGCTTTTTACTAAACTTTTCATCTGTCCCGCGCCAACTAATAGTTGTAGCAACAAGACCGTCAATAAGTAAATCTTCATCATCAAAATCTTTACCTTTGCGATAAGCCTCAAGATATTTCTTTTGTTGTATTTTTGTCTGCTCTCTAAATACTTTAGAGTCAAGACCTGCAACCGTTATAAAAAATCCTGTAGACTTACCTTGCTCTGTCAGTATTTCTAACTCTGCTCCAGCATCGTGTAAATCAGTTGTGTAAAGCTCACTTACTTTCATTCTTCTCTCTCCCAAGTTAAGTAAAGCCCCGACTAGCGAGGCTATTTAGTTTTATAAGTCTGTATCAATTACTAATGCAGAACTATTGTCGCTGTCTTTGTAGATTGCTGTGAACTCCATAGAGACACTTACAAGACCTTCACCACCAACTTCTACAGCACCAGTAGTATAGACTACTTCAGCCATAGTAAAGCTAATGCCAGTAGAACCAGAGCCGCAAGTAACAACGATAGCTTCTTTAGTGTTAGCAACAAACTTCTCAAGCTGCGCTGCACCAGCAGTAGTATCAAAGTGAGCAGTCAATGAGCCAGTTACTCGGCACTTACCGATACCGCCTTGCTGCGCTAAGTTAGAGCCTACCTTGTTAGTAGTAGCTAAACCGTTATCAATGTTCAAAGAGAAGTCAGTGATAATCGCAGCAGATGAGCCGCCTAAAGTAATAGCAACATCACTAGAGTGATATGGGTTGTTAGAGTCTGTGTAGAGAGTTTCATTGCCAAACTCAGCGTTCTCAGTGGTCATAGTTGAGCCGATAAGACCGAACGTACACTCTACTAAGCCGTCAGCAGGAACAGTCATTGAGAATGTGTTGTACTCCATACCTAAGTACTTATGCACATTGTCATTAACAGATGCTAGGTCAACAAAAACCTGTTGGATTGTGTAAGACTGACGAACTAAGCCAATCTCCATTACACCGCCTGATAATGCGTCATCGCCAACAATAGCTCGTAAGCCTTCGATATAAGCCGCTTGGTGCGATAAATCAAAAGAAATATCACCAGTAACAGAGTGAGCACCCATAATTACGTCTTGCACTTCACGATCACCAGTAATAACCGCAGATTCGTGGTTAGTCTTAGCTAACGATAAAGATACAGACTTAAAAGGAACAATAGAATAGTCGCCAGTCGCAGCAGTACCATAAGTTGACTCCTCTTTGATGCTTAGTTTTACATTTTGACCACTTTGAATAGTCATTTAATTAACTCCTCGCGGGCGTTACCGCATAATAAGATACATCTATATTTCTAACAAAAAATGCACCATCTCTGCGCCCAACGCCTAATGATACGTTTAAAATTCTGACGGAAGTACCGCTATGGGTTAAAACCGTATTTCGTTTAAATGTGTTAGCTATTGAATCCATATCAGTTTCAAATGCACCAATGCCAACTTCATTAAAATAATCTATCTGGAATATGCCCTGATGATAATCTGTACCATTTGCGCCAAGCGATAAGGTAGTAGTATCAGCAGGTAACAAAGTTCCTCTAATCCATTTTATACCAGCAGTTCCTTTATCAAAAGTAGATAAATCAACTTCTTGATTCTCAAAGACTCTATTGGTAAATCCTAAAGAGGATAAGCCATCAAACTTAGTTTCAAGGGCTACCCTAATGTTTCTATAGTCTCTAGCAGTATCGCTCATTTAAAATCCTTAACAGCATTCATCATAGCTCTACGCATCATACCTGCTGGGGCTTGACCACTAGCACCAAACTCAATTCGTTCTGCGTATTTTAAGCTGTTTGCAAAGTAAATAGACTCACCTATTTTACTTTTATTTATCTTACTTGTTACACGATCTGCGCTATCAAGGCTATCTCTACCAGAGGTATCTGGGCTTCTTCCAGTGTCAGATGAAGAAGGTGAAACAAAACTTGCATACCAACTGTTTTTTAATTTACCCGTGTCTATTGGTGTTTTATCAACAGTCTCAACCATAACCTGATGCACAACTTTTTTAACAACCTTGTGAGCATCTTTAAGTGCAATCTTTGTGTAAGCCTTAACTTCTGAGTCGAAGCTCATAATAAATTACCGTAGTCGCTGGCTGCACTGGGTTAATTTCTATAACTCTTAATTTCTCAGAGTTAATTGTTGCTGTATCGCCAATTTTAGGCGGTGTTGCGGAGTACGCAACGGCTGGAATCTCAATAATCTGTGTAGTGTTATCGGTTTCTTCAGCCTTACTCTCATTAAACAAAACAACTTTAGCATCATATGTCGTTTGGCTTGTACTACTCATACCCGAAGATGGGCTGTAACTGCCACGACTAAAACGGGAAAAGGTTACAGACTGACCATAATCAGTTAGTAATCTTTCTGCTGTACTTGCAAGTGGTGTATAGTCAAAGGCCATTATGCCCTCACAACCCTCATAGGGCTTTTAATTAGCTTTCTAAGCGCCTGAGAGGCTGCTGGTAGCAAAGTACGATCTGCGCTAGAGTTCTTATACTCTACTTCAATCTCGCCTATCTTCTCTTTTACAGTCTCTCTAGAGATAGGGTCGTTAATACCATAACCCTGCTCAAAGCCGTAAGCTAATTCGTATATTGAAACTAATACCTCATTCGGTATCTCGTTTGTGTCTTTACCGTAACCATCAATGTTTACGCCACTGCGCGGCCACTGTAATGACTGTTCTTCAGTGGCTTTCATACCAATGAAGTCTAAATTCTCAAAATAATCCATACCTCGCAAAATATAGGCTTCTGCCTGAGCATCACTTATATCTGTACGGGAAGGGTATCTTGCATTTAGGTAAGCATCGTAATTAGCAACAGTAACATAACTGTTTGCAGTAGTTGATTGCTGCCCTGTCTCTATTACTAACGCCATTTCGTCACCTTAAAAAAATGGGCGACCTGCAAGGGAAAAGGGAGAGAAACCCAAGCAAGCCACCCAAAGCACTACAAAAAATTAGCCTAAGATAGTAGTAACAAAGTCTGGTTTCCAGACCTTAACACCCCATACCGCGCCAACTTCTAACAATGTACGTCTGTAGCCTTTGTAGATACGCACTTCAAAAACCATACCTGAGTGTGGGTCTTGAACGATAAGCGAATCATCAGCAGCATCACCAACAGAAGGTACAGCAGGAGCACGCATAGCAAGCTCGATTGCGTTTCTGTGGAATACAGAGTTAGCTGTGTAATCGTTAGCGATTGCAACAGCAGTATCGTTATCAACAGCAGTGATTAAGCCAGAGCCGTTAAGAGTAATGTCACCAGTACCGTCAAAGCCTGATTGAGCAACGTATTGCTGACCTGCACCACCAAACTGAACAACGTCACCAGCAACGATTGTGCCAGTTGAGCCGTTTACAGCGATAGTAGTAGAACCAACAGCGTCAGTTACATCAGTAAGCGGAGTACCACCTAAAGTACCTTTAGTGTGAGAAGCAGCTTGACCAGTTTCACGCAAGTTAATGCCGTGTGCATTGATTAGAATACCTTGCTCACGAACGTTTACAGAACCAGACTGGTTAGCGTTGAACATAGCAGCGTCAGTGCGTACGTTTACGCCAGCAGCAGTGTTCATAACACACTGTAACTCACCGTCATACTGAGGAGCACCAGCATCTACTAATTGCTGACGAGCAGTTGCTAATAAGTCAAGGTTAGAACCGAATGCAGCAGTACCAGCAGTACCACCAGCAGCAGTGCGAGCATTGTTCTTAGCAGCTAAAGCTAGGTCAGCTTCCATTTGGTTAGTAAGTTTACGCATAGCTTGTGCAACTAAGTCACCGTATACAGACTCATAACGACCAGTGTTGCGAAGCAATTTCTCTTGCTCTGCACCCAAAGGAATCTGTACAGCTTTTGCGTTCTCTAAAGATAAAGTCTCACCAGTGATAGATGTAGCAACACCTTCTGGTACAGACATAGCACCTGTGCCAATATCCTGCAAAGCACCAGCTTCAGCAGTAAAAGCAGCAGTTACGTTATCACCAACAGCAGCACGAGTGCTATCAGCGTTCATAGTTACAGCAGGAATGTAGCCAACAGCTTCACGACCTACAGTATCGGCAGCAACGAAAATATCGTTTGCTAGACTTGTTAGAGTTAAATCACCCATTACGGTTCTCCAAAATAATAATTAAATAATTTTGCCGCCAGATTTGACAAACTTCATACGCTTAACTGCGTCCATTGAGTCAAAATCCGCACGACTTACTGTTTTGGTATCCCCAGCCCCGCTGCTTCCACCTGTTGCGCCACCCCCAGCGGCTTGTGACCCGTCAACCAAAAACGGGTATTCCGCTTTAATTGATTGTGTCAATTCTTCTACACTACTAACAGTTAAGTTACCATTAGCATCTAAAACCCGTACCTCACCATCTACCAAAGATAAACGCGAGGATATTTGCTCAGATAGCAATTTAGCTCTAGCAGTGTCTTTCGTTAATTGGGACGCTACTTTTGTTGCTTGGCTTGCCACCTGTTGCTGCTGTAAATTAGCCTTTAAAGTTGCTAACTCGTCAGCCGCCTTTTGCCGTTCCGACTCAGAACTGTTGTACAGTTGCTCGTAGTCATTTGCTTTCTTTAGCTTCTCAGCCGTTTCTTGCCTTGCTAGCTCTTCCGCTTCCATTGCCTTTTGCTGTACCGTTTTCTTTTCGGTTAGCAATTCGTCAATCTTACGCTTCAAACCACTTACATCTTCTTTCGGTACACCATCTACATTCAATGTGTAGCCATCTTCGCCCTGCGAATACAACCCCTTAACTGAATCATCTAACGTATCGAAACTTTCTGCACTTACTTTATATTGAATAGTCATCTATAACCCCTAGTTATAAAAATGTCGTCACCCTGTGACAGTTCGTTCTATATAGCACTCTCATCTTCAGATGTCAAAGACTCTTGATCTTCTTTATCATTTTCAGGCTCAATTTCAGGTTCTTCTGCAATTCTAGCCATCTCTGCCGCTAGTTCAGCGTCAATATCTTCATTACTGCGACCGTCTTTAACAATTCCTTGCTGCCTAGCAAGTTCCTGCATATCAGACTTCGCAATAAGGTTGCCTTCGTTCAATTGCATAGCCGCCATAAGCATTTGTGGGTCTGCAACATCATCGAAGAACTTAGTATTTAGGATAAAGGTAGATTCTTCACTTGCACCCATAAACATACCGCACCATTCGATGCAGGTCTTGATGCCTTCGGACACATTATCCGCAATAGTAGTTAGGATAGAAGTTTCGCCAGCTTGCTCGATTAAACTTTGAGTTGCTGTCTTAGCTGCGCCTATTTCAATCATTCTTGCGCCAAGTTTTCGCATTTGTTCTTCTTTGCGAGCCATAAGTTTGTCAGCTAACTGGTTTTCGGAAGCCTGTACAACAGAAAAGCCGCCAGAGTCACCTAAAAAGTGTCCAGCCATAGAGCCAACGGTAATTCCGTTAGGGTTAGCCTCTTGGAATTGACTTAATGACATAGTTGAAGATACGCCAAGCGTTAATTGACCGTGAACAAAGCAGTTTTCTTCTAAATCGGCTGAGTTTCGGTAATGTGCAATGTTAATGTAAGCAATATCACCGAGTGGCGGTACGTCAACGGTCGGGTCGTTATTTTCTGAGCCAATAATAAATAAAGGGATAAAATCAAACGTAGTTCCATCGGCTTTTGTCGGTGTATACTCTTTAGTTATATACTCGTCATCTCGATATACCTGTTGGGTATATACACCCTTCCTTAAACGTAGAACTCGGTACTGTTTTTGGGGTTCAAAGCCAAACTCATCTTCATCTGCGTCATATTCTTCGCAAAGTACGGCTAGGGTTAGGATTTTCTGCCCATTAATCACTTCTACGCGCCAGTTGATGAAATTTTCAGCGGTATAGCGGTTAATTGTGGCTTTTGGAGCTAATCTATCAAATTCTTCAAGAGATAAACCAGATTGAACTTCGGGGTAGTCAACTAATAGGCAGTGACGACCTTTACCGATGACTTCACCAGCTACATCTTTGGCTAAACTTGTTAAAGACTCGCCAGCACCGTCAGAGTTGTCTTTTAGGTATTCAACTTCAGAAGGAAGTATACATTCAGGTTCATTTCTGAAGATTGCGCCCGCCAAACCCTCTTTAGTTTTACCAGTGAAGTTTACAAATACGGCTCGCTCTAAATAATTGATGTAACGAGTGTCGTTTGGGTGCACCCCTTCCATTGGCGGTAAGTATTTAGAGGTGGCTTCTTTGATGGCACGTTGACCTTCGCAACAGTCCTCGATCATTTGCCATTCTTTTAGGTAGGTACGATATTCTGGATTTTGTTGTTCAACACTCATAATTAGATCACAAATCTGAACGGCACAGCCGCTATAGGTTTAATAATAGGTAGTTCGTGAGCAATAGGATAAGTCGCAGCGTCTATTAAGTGATCTAAACCACTCGTTTTATCGGGGACACCGTTATTATCATAGGTTAATTGCTCTAAACTACTTGACAATTCAGGACATTGCTCGGAATTTACCATAACTTGCAGTGAATCAAAAGCTGCGTTTGCAGCCATCACTCGATCTTTGATAAATGGGTTCTTTTTGGGTGCTCTACACTCAAAACCAGCCGACTCTAAAAGAGTTATGTCGGAGATACTTGCGTTCACTGTTTTTCTACTTGCGCCAGAGGCATCTGGGTAAATAGCAATGTTGTGGTCGGGGAATTTAGCTTTTAAAGTGTGAATCATAGTCGGGGTATCGTATATTCCCGTTAATTCTTTAACTGCGTGATAAACACCTTCACGATAAACGAATATGACAGCAGACATATTGGTAACGTTGAAATCCATTCCGACCATTAGGAAATCAAAGCGCGTAATAACCTCTTGGCTCTCATTTTTATCACGGTTGTATCCGTTATATACTGTTCCTTGGGTTAAGTTGACAAACTCACCGTTAAGATAGGCAGATAAGAGGTTATTAGGGTAAATAGCCCTCAAGTTATCCACATAATCGGCAGGAAGGTGCGG